CAATTCGGCGGGTCGGCAAAGGCGGCGCGCAACACCCTGGGCGGGGCGCTTGCCGCGCTCGGTAACGCGTGGGGCGATCTGTTTGAAATAGCGGGTCCGGCTTCAGAATCTTTACGGTTGTCCCTTGAAGGGCTTGTCAAGACGGTTTCTTCACCTGCATTTGTGAGTGCCGCTCAGGCAATGGGCGAAGCGTTGTTTAACGGTTTGTCGAAAGCTGCTGGCGCTGTGGTGTCCGTCACAGACGCATTTCTTTACGCCAAGGACGTGACCCTCGCTTTCGCTGATGTTTCGTCATCTGTCTGGGAGGTTGTCGCGTCGGTGGCGTCAGTGGCAGCAAATGCTATCGCAGCGTCGATTGATATAATCGGGACGGTGTTCAAAGCCCAGATGAATTTCATGATTGGCGCATCCATTGCCGCTTACAATGTCATCAAAGGTACGTTCGAAGGCATAGCGTTCGCTGTAGGGGCTGCCATTGCTGGCGCAATCAACGCTGTCATCGTTGCGGTCAACCTGATGGTGAGTGGCGTCACCAAGGGTGTCAACGCGGTTATTTCGGGGCTGAACACAATTCCCGGCGTGGCGATTGACCAGATGACAGGGATTGAAATCCCGCTTGTCGAGCAGGCTTTCAAGGGCGCTGGTACTGCCGCTGCAAATTCGTTTCAAACCGCTTTTGACGCTGTGGGTGTCGATTATCTGGGTAATGCAGGTGCTGCGATCAATGACGGCGTGGCAACGCGCAGAATCAACGCAACACCATTTAACGTTTTACCCGGTACGTTCGGCGAAGTGACAAAGGCCGCGAGGGAACTAAAGGTCGCCACGAATGACGTCGAAACCGCCGCTACCGGCGCGGGCGCTGCAATGAAAGCTGCGGCTACGGGCGGTAAGGACGCGTGGGAAGGCTATCGTGAAGTCACGAAAAAAGTCACGGATGATATGGAGTTCGCTCGCGACGTGACGGGCGGTTTCTTCTCTGATCTTCGCAGCGGCCTGGAAAGCGGTAAAGGGCTTTGGAAATCGTTCGGAGACGCCGCGCTAAACGTGCTTGACAAGATTGCCGATAAGCTGATGAACGAAGTGCTTGACAGCATATTCAAGGTCAACAGCGCGGCAAACTCGGCTGGTAGCGGTGGCGGGATCGGAGGTTTCCTTTCAAAGATTTTCGGTAATCTGTTCGGCGGTGGTGGTCAGACGGCTGCAGCGATGAGTGGCATAGGGCTTTTCGCGAAAGGCACGGACTATGCACCGGGCGGTGTGGCGATGGTCGGCGAACGCGGGCCGGAACTTGTAAACCTGCCGCGCGGTTCGAAGGTGAACACAGCGAGCGAAACGCGACGGATGATGGCTCCAGCCAATCAGAACGGCGGAAACGCTTCAGCGTCCGTTGTGGTCAATATCACAAACAACACAAGTGGCGGTGTATCGAAAACGGAACGCCAGACGGCCGGTGGGAAGCGTATTGATATTATGATCGATGAAGCCGTGTCGAAAAAGATCAACGAGCCGGGTTCAGGGACGCGCGGCGCAATGCAAAGCCAGTTCGGGCTTTCGAGTGGATTGGCTAGACGATGACCGCTGCATGGCCCGCTACATTGCCACAATCGTTCCTTACTGACGGGTTCGGTGAAGAATCGGCAAACAACACCATCGAGTCCGATGTTTCGATAGGCCCGAAAAAGGTTCGCCGGCGCTCCACTTCAGGCGTTCGCAAAATAAGCGGTGCGCTTATGATGACGACTGCGCAATATTCGACTTTCAGGACGTTCGTTTCCGACACGATCAAAGACGGCGCGCTCACGTTTACTTTTCCCGATCCGAACGAAGGGGCTGATTTGCTGGTAAGGCTTGCGGGATCGTACAAAGTTGGCGTAGAGAAACCGTTTCGAAAAATTGAAATCGAATTGGAGGTGATGCCGTGAGCCGCACACTTTCAAGCGCGTTTATTTCGGCGTTAAACGACCAGGAAACCGGTGAGGTCGTCGTCGCACTGCTGACCATCACACACGCTGATCTGGACGCACCGATCCGGCTGTCGTCTGACCCGACCGTACGCACGTCAGACGACCCGCTGATCTATTCGACCGAAAGCCGCAGCAATACTTTCATTTTCCTGCCGTTCACTTTCACAATCCCTGACGATCGGTCAGACGCCACGCCTCGGGTGCGGCTCGAGTTCGACAATATTGATCGCCAAATGGTAGCGCTGTTGCGGTCGATTCTTTCGCCGCCCAGCGTATTGATGGAAATCGTGCTGGCATCATCGCCCGACACTGTGGAAATCGAACTCCCGTCAATGGTTCTCGGTGACGTGACGATAACGGATACCACAATATCCGGGACGCTTGTGGTCGATCCGCTGATAAACGAGCCGTACCCTGCCGGATCGTTTACTCCGGGCGCTTTCCCTGGTCTGTTCTAATGCGGGATTTCACGGGGATTCCTTATGCAAATCACGGTCGGGGTTACGGCGGCGCAGATTGCTGGGGTCTGGTTTATCTGTTTTATCGTGACGCGCTCGGCTTGGAAATCCCGACATATGAAGTCGAAATGTCGAACCGCCGAATCGCGCCGCGACACGTCGGGCCGCTGATAGCCGCACAAAAAGACGTGTATTGGCGCGAAGTCGAACCGTCTGAAAAACAAACCGGGGACGTTGTGTTAATGCGCTCCGGCACTGACCTTTCGCATGTGGGTATTTACATGGCCAGAGATATGCTATTGCATACTGAAGGCGGTGATTATTCGGTGTGTGTGCCGCTGAATTCCGTCACGATCAGAAAGCGAATTGCAGGATTTTACAGGTTGAAACCATGATCGATCACGACATGATCACCCTAGAGGCAGCGCGCGACGTTAAGGTTTTCGCGAGGCTTTCGCCGCTACGTGCCGAACGTCACGAATTTGATTTTCAAGCGGGGGCGTCACTGCTTGAAATTCTTGACCAGGTTCGCATTGATCTGAATTGCAAAACGCTCGGCGGTCACTGGCACATTGCTGTTGACGGTGAATCCGTAGATCGTAGCTGGTGGCCGCATATCCGCGTGAAATCAGGCCGCACCGTAGTCGTCACAAGAGTTCCGGCGATACGTGCTCTTAAGAAGATCGCAGCCATTGCAGTGTCAATCATTGCTCTCGTTGTAGCACCTTTCATTGCTGCACCTCTGATCGCAGCGCTCGGTTTAGGCGGTGTTGCTGCGGGCATCGTGACTGGCGTCATTGCTGCTGGCCTCACTGTAGTAGGGACGCTTGCAGTAAACGCTTTGTTTCCTACATCGGTGATGCAGGGTCAAGCCGCAATATCCCAGCAAGATAAAGACATAACCAAACCTATATATTCAATCGGCGGCGCGCAAAACACGGCGGCGGCGTTTAGCGCAATTCCTGTGGTTTTCGGAACGCACCGAATGTCGCCGCTTTACGCCGCGCAGCCTTATACCGAAATTGCAGGCGACGAGCAGTATTTGCGACTTTTGTTTGCGGTCGGTTACGGTCCGATAAGCATGTCGGATTTGAAAATCGGCGAAACAGCACTGGCGAGCTTTGAAGGGCTTTCATATGAGATTGTCGAAAATCACTTAGTCGACGCACAAACGCTTTTCACACAGCCGGTTTATGAAGAACAACTGAGCGTCGACCTTTCGCCGGCCGATGTGTGGGCGTCACGCACGACGGCGGATAATATCGACGAATTTTCGGTGGACGTAGGGTTTCCTGCCGGCGTGTACAAGTTCCTGACCAGCAACGGGCAGCTGAAAATTACACCGTTAACGTAGCGGTTCAGCATCGCCTTGTGGGTGATGCGAGCTGGACAAGTTCCGGGACAATATCCGTCACGGCAAACTCCAGCCAACCGGTTCGACGCACACTGCGGGTGACGGTTTCGCGAGGTCAGTACGAAGTCCGCGTGCAGAAGTCCAGTGCGGATTATGTGGGTACTGACACAGTGTCGGAATCAGTAGGGTGGTCGGCACTTCGCGGCCGGCGTCTGGTCAGCATCGTGAATTTCACGAAACCCCTGACCATGATTTCAATGCGGATCAAGGCGACCAACGAACTAGCCGGGGTTGTCAACACGTTTAATCTGATAGCGTCCACGAAAATGCTTTCATGGAACGGCTCATCGTGGGTTGCCGATCAGACAACATCAAACCCCGCCGATCACTTCCGCCACGTTCTACAAAGTAACGCGAACGCGCGGGCGCTGGATGATATTCAGATCGACCTGGTAAGCCTTCAGAACTGGCACGACTACTGCACAACAGCCGGGTTCACTTTCAACAGCGTTCGGTCAGAAGTGGTATCGGTATATGACACACTGCGGGATATAGCGGCGGCGGGTCGCGGTGCTGTGACGTTGCGCGACGGGAAATGGGGTGTGATATGGGATCGCGCCGATGACACTATCGTGCAACATTTTACGCCGCGCAATTCTTCTGATTTCCAGAGTGCCCGCGCATTTGCCGATCTGCCTCACGCTTTTCGCGTTTCGTTCATCAACGCCAATAACAATTGGCAGAACGATGAACGAATCGTTTATGACGACGGCTACACGGTTGCAAACGCCACGAAATTCGAAGGGCTTGACTTCACCGGCGTAACCGACCCGGACCTGATCTGGAAGCATGGTCGCTATCACATTGCGCAGTTGCGGCTTCAGCGTGAAGTTTACACACTCGAAACCGACTTCGAAAACCTTGTCTGCACGCGCGGCGACAGGGTGCGTGTGAACCATGACGTTGTGCTATGGGGCGCGGGCGCGGGCCGCGTGAAGTCGTTTACATCGTCGCCCGACACTGTGACTATAGACGACACGTTTGCGATGGTCACCGGCACCACATACGCGATACGCTTTCGCCTGAACGATGGCACTGCGATTGTTCGAACAATCGCTGGCGTGACGGGTGATTTTTCCACGTTCACTTTTTCGGACAGCGGGTCGCTACCCGCCGTTGGCGATCTGGCGATGTTTGGCGAGCAGTCCTTTGAAAGCGTTGTCCTACGCGTAAAAGGCGTGACGCCTGGTGCTGATCTGACCGCACAAATCGAACTTGTAGACGACGCACCGGGCATTCTTGAAGCGGATACCGGGACAATCCCTGAATTTCAGACAGGGATCACAGCACGGGTCGATTATTCGAGCTACAAGCCACGGTTTATTACTGCGGTCGAAAGCGTTCAATCCGTGTCGCCGCCGTTGTCTTATGTTGACGTTTCGTGGTCTCCGCCCGAAGGCGAAAACCCGCGACAGTACATCGTTCAATACGCGGTCACCGGAACGGGGCTTTGGTCAAAGGCGAAAACTTTTCAGGGCGAAACAGGCGTTCTGACCGATCTTGAAAGTGGCAGTTATGACGTAAGAGTCAGGGCCGTTTTCTGGAATAACCAGCTCTCAGGGTGGGAAACCCTGCATTTTACGGCCGGGATTTTTGACCGGGCACCGGCCGATGTGACCGGGTTCAACATCGCCGTTTCGGGTGACAATGCGCGGCTGACCTGGGACGTTTCGGCTGACCTGATAATATCTCACTACGAAATCCGCTTTTCGCCAGTGACGAGCGGGGCAACGTGGGCAACGTCCAGCGTTTTGCGCCTGAGTGTAACCGGCACATCGGTTGACGTGGCCGCGCTTGTGGGTACGTATCTGATCAAGGCTGTCAGTTACAGGCCGATCTATTCCGACAACGCCGTTTTGATTACCAGTACCATCAACGCGTTGACATCATTCAATGTAGTCGAAACCGTGACCGAGCAACCAGATTTCGCAGGTACGTTCGACAACACGTATCGATCCGGTGTTCAGGTTCGGCTAGCCTTGCAAGGCGACATGTTCACCCTTACAGATTTTTTCGATGTGTCAGATTATTTTCTTGAGGGCGGCGGTTATTATTCGTCGGGATATTACTATTTCGAATCTCTGCTGGACCTAGGGCAGGTTTATACGTCGCGAGTAACCGCCACGATCAATGCATTCGGTGAAAAATCGAGCGTTGATATTTTCGTGCTGACGAACTTCTTTTCACCGTCGGATTTTTTCTGGGCAACAGACGAATCGCTATGGAACGTGACTATAGAAGCGGCCACTACCGACGACGACCCGAACGCTGAGCCAACGTGGTCTGCATGGTCTGAACTGATTGTCGAAGACTTGTCAGCACGCGGTTACAAATTCCGGGCGTTGTTGGGAAGCGGTCAGTATGACGTGACGCCGGTTGTTACCGGGCTGTCGGTATCAGTTGACATGCCCGATCGCGTCATCGCCGGCGATGATCTTGTGGTCACAGTGGCTGGACGTGCGATTTCGTTCAGCCCTCCCTATCGTGTTCTGCAAGGCGTCAGCGTAGCCGCGCAAGATTTGCAGACCGGTGATTATTATGAGATAACGAGCAAGACGCGCTCTGGTTTTTCGATTATATTCAAGAACGCATCAAATGCTGCTGTCGAACGGACATTCGACTACGTGGCGAAAGGATATGGGATAGAGCAATGAGCCAGCCAACAAACTACGGTGTACCTCTCGCCGGACCGTCAACACCGGTCGCATTCGCCACACGTATCGACGACAGCCTCGACGCGCTGCTTTCGACACATTCCGGCACGTCCCGGCCCGCTTACGCTGTGGCCGGGACAGTGTGGGCCGACACGGCTGTGGCCGGTACTATCACTTATAAGATTTTTGACGGCACAAGTGACATCACGATTCACAGTATCGACACCGCTGCGCATACTGGCACCATACCCAGCCCGACATTCACCGGCACCCCTTTGGCACCAACAGCGGCTCCGGGGACGGATACAACGCAGCTTGCGACTACGGCATTTGTGACGGCAGTCGCGGCAGCCGCAACAGACATCATCCCCGACGCCGACGGGACGCGCTCACTCGGATCAGCGGCCAATCGTTGGGCAGAAGTTCACGCCGACAATGTGCTGGCACTCAATCTCGTTGGTCAAGTGGCATGGTTTGCAGTTAATGCAGCGCCTACAGGATTCTTGAAAGCC